GTTTTTGTCTCGTCTCGTCTCGTCCTCGTCATGGGTCGTGGTAAGCCTTCTTCTGGTCAACGCGCCGCTGGGTCTGTCGTCTCTTCTGTAACAGGAGGAGTTTCTGGCTTTGTATCTGGTTTGGTTGTGGATGGCCTTGGCTCAGCCGTGACTCGTGTTTACGATTGGTATCGTGAACGAGCTCTTGTGGCAAAATACGGTCCCATCGCTGGTGCTATTATTGGCGCTATTACGGTGTTGAACTTCTCGCAGGCTATGCAGTTGGTGAAAATCGCTGCTAAGCTGGCTAAGTCGTTTCGTTCATCCGATTCACCTCCAAGTGTGCAGCTCGGAAGTTCGGCCCCTTCTTTTGGGAAGATTGGGGCTGGATGGAAACCTGCGCGACCGGAGCACTTGCGGATCTACGTTATGTTGGCGAGCATTCTCTCGCTGTTTGTGTCTAGGGTCAGGACCTACACGATCCCTCTGGTGGGATGGAAAACCCCAGAGGTGAGACCTCGCCGAGCGGGTGCGCTGATTTTGGCGTGCTTGGCAGTTGAGCGATTTGCGCGGATCTGGTGGAGCCAGCGCGGGTCTCCTATTGGTGCGGAGCGCACCACGCCGTATGTTACGGCAACGCTTCAGTCTGGCCCTGTGAGCTCGAGCCAGCAAAGGCAAGTCTTCGTCGATACTCCAGTCGTTCGAAGCAGCAGCGTGCCGAATGATCATACGCACCCGCACGCTGCTAACATCCGCAACGCTGGCAGTGCCACTGCAGCGTTGGCAGCCCATTCCCTGGGCCTAGAGCCATACTACGTACAGATGTCGTTGAGTGACCTGCGTAAGGGTCGAGATGGGGATCGCTCGTTTCATTGGGCGAAAGATCTTGCCGTGCCCCCGCGAGATTTTCATTTTGACTGCACCAGCCAGGCGGCGGTGCTTGTTGATGTGGATCATTACATCAACATGCCGGAACTTTTGGCGCGCCACCCTGGGACGTACCTTGTTTCGACATTCCAACCCACCGAATGTGCCGTCGGTGCGGGAGAGTATAAATTCCGTTTCCTTCCCTCGGGAAAAGCATCATATTGCGTGAGCGGTGGTGCCGAGTACGATCATGAGGTGTGGGATTACAAGGGTGATACTCTATTGGTGGAGGATGTGAAGTACTTTAAGAAGACAGTGGTCAGCTACCATGTTGACCGCAAGTATTTGGACCCCCACCATAATCTCGTGATGCTCTCCCAAATTGGGCGTTTCGAGATGCCGTCCTTTGTGCCGACCTCTTGGGTGATTGAGGGAAGGCCATTGGAACGGTTGAGACCTGTTTTCGGAGATTACGTTGTGCTTGACGTTATGACTCCGGAAGGCCTCAAACGTAGTGTAGCGGCGCAAGGGGCGCACACTGCGGTCACGCTTCCTATAGCGCAGATTGACGCGATTAGAGCAGTGCAGGTAGCAGCGAAGGTGCCAATAACGCCCGCTATGATTGCCTCCAACATTGCCCCGTCAGATGCGCTGGGCCTGCCCACGGAGAGGATGCAGCCTGGGCACGCCGCCATACTCGCTGGATATTTGCGAGCTGGCTTCATTGACAGCCCCCCTGTCGTGTATCCACCCACAGAGTCGTCAGTGCCGATATGGTTCAGCAAGCACGACTACGATGCGCCAGTACCGTTGAAAGGATTTGGGAGCCCGTTGATTGGCCCTTCCTACGGATATGCACAGTGTCTGTCTTCTGATGACAGGTGCATTGCTGGGCGCGTTGAGCAGTTCCACTCCAAGGGTGAGGAGATTGAAGTGGAGCAGCCTGTGCCCCCCACCTTGGCCGGTTACATGGTCGAGTTTGCGGAGAGACTCATTCCTTTCCCGCATATTGGGGTTCCTGTCGACCATGATGAAGTGTATGCTCGACAGGATCGCCCTTCCCAAAAGGCGATCCTTGATGAAGCTGGTGTGACCGGGCCGGCAGTCAAGAAGGTTGTGAAGGCATTCGTAAAGAAAGAGGCCGCTGTCAAGCCTAGCGACCCTCGCAACATCTCCCAGATGCCTGAGAAACTTGCGTACTCGTGTTACATGTACGCATTCCATGATGAGGTCATGACGAAGCAGCAGTGGTATGCCTTCGCCAAGACCCCAGCTGAGTGTGCCCAGAGGGTTTGTGACTTGTTAGCCACAGAAGCACACTCGGCAATGGCGGACGGTTCTCGCTTTGATGGTCACGTCAAGCGTCTCGCCCGCATCCTTGAGCGAATCTGTATGCTCCGCTTCTTTCATCGTCAGTACCATGCCGATCTGACGGAGAAGATGGATGCTCAGATTGCCCTCCCTGGTGTTACTACGGAGGGACGCCGCTACTACACGGGCTATGGCCGTGGTAGTGGTTCGCTCGAAACTTCTGACTTCAACTCTATACTGAGTGCATTCATTGGATATTGTGGGTGGCGTAACACCACTGTGAATGGCACAAAGTTGACCCCAGATCAGGCATGGGCCAAGCTGGGCATCTATGGAGGAGATGATAGCCTGGAAGGCGCCATTGACCCGGTAGCTTTGAAGAAGAGCGCTGAGCTGATGGGCCAGGACTATGAGATTGAGGTCGTACGTCGAGGAGACGCTGGCGTGAACTTTTTGAACCGCTGGTTTGGACCCGACGTTTGGAATGGAGACGTGAACTCCATGGCCAATCCTTCCCGCTTGCTGTCAAAGCTGTGGGTCGGTCCAGCAACCCTCCCGTATCCGTTGGAGAGGTTTGCTGAGCGCGCTTCGGGATATTACCGAATGGACAGGAATTCTCCCGTGATTGGAGCCATTGTCCGCGCGTCCCACGAGCTGCTTGGAGAGCGCGTGGAAGGAGTGTTGATGCCGTGGGATGGTAAGCATTCACTCGAGTCCAACTGGCCTAATGAGGATTCTGGCTGGATGGGAGAGACGTTTCGAAAGTCGATCCCGGACTTCCATTGGGAGCGGTTTGAGACGTGGATTGAACAGATCTACGAGACCCGCGACCCGGAGCTGCTGTTGAAAGCTCCATTATGCACAGCTGCTAACGTAGAGACCCCCACGGTAAAGCAGTCTTGTGTTGTCGGAGATGAACTCCTGACACCGGCGCCGAAACCAAGCGCTGACGCCCCTGTCGCCAAGGACAAGGAAGAGCTAGATGGCACGCGCCCGATCTAT